TCTTGATTAATAATTCCTTGAGACTTTAAACCATTATTGTAAGTGCCATCTGAATTATAATACATATTTTCAGAAGGATTACCTGTGTTCATAAAATCAAATCCAAAATTTAGTTGTTGTGGTATTTGTCCACCACGGGCAAAAGCCATAATTCCATTTAAATTATTTTTATACATTAGTAATATTCTCTTTCAATCTTTGGTAAAGGTTCTTCTTTTTCATCATCTGGGTGTCCTATAAATCCTCCCTGTCTAAATCTCATAACAGCTTGGGTTGTGCTATCCACTAAATCGTCGTTATCGCCATAGGGAAATGCAGCGCATTCCTCTACAACTTCTTCCGCCCATTTTTCATCTGGTGCCCAAATCATTCCTGATTCGAAAATAGGTGAAACTGAGTTTACCCTAGCATGTTTATCATTACCTTTACTAGGAGTGAAATTTATAACAGGTATACCCATTTTTCGCAACTCATAAGTTAAAGGCATTCCAGATGCCTTACCTTCTATAATGACTGTTTCAGGATTCCAATATTTATACTGCTCCATAGCTTTCTTACGTAACTCTGGAAATTCTAATCTTTCCTTAACTGCATCAAGTAAAATTAAATGAGCAGGAGAATCTACAGTTGGGTGAAAAACACCCCAAGTTGTTATGGCAGAAAAATCGGCAGTTTCTTTTTTTAAGAATGCGGTGTCATAAGATTGTATGACATGTTTTAATGGAGGTATATAATCTTTTTCCCAAACGTTCCACCACTCTCTTTTGATCAGTGAACCTTCTTCTGAAGTTGGGTTCTGCATCCACTGTGCATTCCATTTACCAACTGATAGAGAAGCTTGTACAGATTCTAATTCTTCTAACTTCCAATACCCTGGCCATACAGGATCACCTGATGGCATAATAGCTGGGAACTCAATAATCTCCCACTGATCTGATTTTAATTCTTTTTGTGCTTTTAATAATGCACCTGTTAAATCTTTCATAGACCAACGTGTCATTACCACAACAATAGCTCCACCAGGTTGTAGACGTTGTCTTGGACCAGATGTATACCATTCATAAGCTCGCTCTAGTGCAACTGGGTTTAATGCATCTTGCTCTGAATGTGGATCATCAATAATAAGTAAGTCCGCTCCACGACCCGTTATCGCCGAACCAACGCCGGCTGCGTAGTATTCACCGCCTTGTTGTGTTTCCCATTTACCCGCGGCTTGCGAATCTTCTCGGAGTCTTGTATCAAAAATAGATTGATACTCTGGACTATCAATTAATGTTTTAGCTTTTCTACCAAACCTTACTGCAAGTTCTGTGGTGTGGGTTGTTTGAATAATTTTTAAATCAGGCTTACGACCTATCATCCATGCAGGAAGTAAGTTAGATGCAAACTCCGACTTGGTATGTCTAGGTGGCATGTTGATAATAATTCTTTTACATTCACCTTTAGCCAAACGGTTAAATTTTTCTGCAATTTTTTTGTGATGATCGCCTTCTATAAATTGAGGCCATACATGTTTAGTAAAAGTTAAGAAGTCATCGTGGGCAGTGGATTTGGTTTTTTTTTCAGTTAATTTTGATGCTAACTCTAAGAATTGTTTTTTAACATCAGGGGGTAGCTTATTTATGTCTTCTGTTTTCATAAAATTTTTTGCAGAATTTTTTTATATTCTGTTTTTTCTTAAAATGATTTTATACCATGTCTATGTCTAGAACAAAGAATAAAGAGTAAACTATTAGGATCCCTATCTGCTTAGGGATTTTGTATATAACAGTTTACGTATAGAACCAAATCTCTTTGGTACCTCTATAAGTTATAATGTACTTCGTACTCTAATATAACGATATAATACTCACTACGTTTCGCATTATATCGGAAGAAAAAAAGAATGCAACCAACAAGTGTGCAACCTACAAGTGAGCAACCGACACGTGTTATCGTGTCGGTTGCGATAGTATTAATCTAACAATGTATAATATTCGTCAGTAAAGTTTTTTTGAAACCAATCCAATCCCTTACGCATAACATCATATTCGCCTGTTAGTTCTGCCCCCTTAATCACATCATAGACGGCAACGGCATAACGTGGCAACTTACAACTCTCGCCACTATATGGGTTCGTCACTTCCTCCAATGCGTTTTGGCTTTTTGGGTCGGTCATCATTATTTTAAATGGTAGTTTATATTTACTCATCATTTCCCCCTAATGGTCGTGTTGCATTTGTGAACATATTAACTTCAACAAACTGTGGCAAAGCATTATTATCCCAATAATCTTGGTTATATTTTTTTTGCCACCCATTTTCTTCAGTTAGAATTACAGGTTCATTTACTCGCCCCACATATTCAACGACACGTGTGCCATGAGTTTCCCACCAATCATTCTGGCAACCTAACGTACAGAAATTTCCATTCCCATACGTGTAAGTGCTTAGAGTTCTAGTTTGATTTACTTTGTTGCCCTTGGTTCCACGTTTCCTATCACTCGTATCGTAAGTATGGCACTTTGTACCCTGACAGTATTTTTTCATATGTAGAACCCCACTATTATTATTGCACCGATAAAAGCTATCAGCATTTCCATATCTACCATTTATACTCCTTATTTAATTCTTGTATTCTCTCGGAGTATTTTTTTACGTTCTTAACTAAATTATCAGTCAAACTATTAATAGTTTCTTCTAATGATTTAGAGTTTTTATTTGTTAGATTTGCCAAATCATTTATGACTTGTTTAAGTACATAAACTTCTTGGCTAATTCTAGCTTGTCGGTCTTGGTCTAATACAGTTTTTATAGACTGTTCAAATAGACTTTCCGATTTTAGTTCATTATTCATTACTGTCCTTTTGTTTTTTTGTGAATTGTACAGAATAAAATCCATTACTGACTTTTCTATATTGTGGTTCGCCACTTGGATTGTCTACTGTGTTCTCGGTTGCAGTAATATCGTGATAATCAAAACAAGGTAATTGAGTAGCTTTTGCAACCCACTCTTTACACTTGTCATCAACGATACCTTTTCTCTCAATAATCGCATTTGCTTTTTTTGAGAAATATTTAATTATAAATGGTACATCTTTTATAATCATTTTTTTTACTCCTATTGTTTGTTTTTATTCTCATTTCTATACTATGGGGAAATCTATTATAATTTCCCCTTTTTTTCAAGCCCTAGTTTATAGCTTGTTTTTGGTACTCCATTCGTGCCTTGATTTTTTGCTCTCTACTTTGTTCGGTATTTTTCATGCCCTTAATTAAATTAGCAAGATTTGTAGGGTTATAGATTGTTAAACCAGTAGAATTAGTTCTAATTAATTCTGACTCATCTAATTCTATTCCAAGTTCTTTTGCTAACTCAATACCCTCGGAAATATATCTATATGCTTTTAATCCAATTTTTAATTGGTCGCATTGTTTTGATATACTTTTAACCCATGTTGTATGTTTTGATACAACATTTGCTTTTATCATTCGCCATTGTTCTAATTGTGTGTACTCATCTTTAGTACAAGCTATGGCTCTACTTCTACAATAAGAAGTACCGATTACATCTAACATAAATTGATTATTAAAATCCTTAGTCATGCCAGTATTGTTATCACTTCTGGTTCTGCCAGATTGACCTAGTTCTTTATTACATAAGTCAATATGTTTTGTTTTGTGTGGGTTACTATCGTTTCCAGATTGTTGGGGTATTATATCTGGATTACACCCTTTCGCCTTTAATTCTTCTCTAAAATAGGCATGAGCAAATTGTTCGCCATCTTCAGTACCATACTCTCTACCATTGTGGTTGCCATATAAACCAAAATCAAAATGTGATTTAGTTTCTTCTTCCTCGCCCTCCTCGTTCACATCTTCATTATGTGCAAAGTAAAAGCAACCGTCTTTTGCTACTACATCACAGGGGTTGCCATACTTTTTTTTAAAGGTTCGCAAAGTTGCAACGTCATCTTTAGGATAAGCACGTTCAACAATTTTTGTTGCTAGTTCAAACGTGGATTTTTGCGACTTGTTAAAATCCTCCCTAGCTTTCAAGAACCCTTGTTGCTCTTGCGTTTCTTCTTTTTCAAATACATCTTTAATTCTATTATAGAATTTATTTCTGTACTCGGTGTTCATTCTTATTTTTTGCATTGTGTCCTTTTTGTTATGGTTATTATTTCTATTTATTGCTTACAACTATTGTAATAAAAAATCAAGTTATTATATAAGAATATCTAACATTAAAATTGAAAGGATTTTATTGAGGAAAAAAATTAACTATTATTATAGGTGAATATTGTTGTATGAAAATTTAATCGTGCAACGTGTACTCGCTATACGTGTATTTGCTGCTGTGATAAAAATATCACTGTGATAAAAATGTCACATTTTGGGATAAATTTATTTATACAATGGTAAATGCACAGGCGAGTCACAAGCGGAGTTTGTCCTGACCGCGGCCCGGTGTGGTTCCCGGGTTGCGGTTTTTTTATTATAAAAAAGAAAATGCACAGGCGCAAGCGTCGCGCGGGTCCTGAAGCGGTAACCGTTAGCAGCTCAATTTAGTACTTGACATGTTAGAAAATCCCAGGTACCAAAGTATAAACAGAAAGGAAATTATGAAATGTAAAGAATCAAATAAAAGTTGTCACCCTACAGGCTGGCCAGCGGGTCGACCAATGAAAGTAAAAGACGCAAAAAAAATAACTGGTTCTATGACTCGAACAAGTAAAATGCCCGGCCTGAGTTATAGCCTTCCGGCGTGGGAGTGTAAAACAGGCGCTAAGCTTGTAAAGATTCCCGGCTCGGTGTGTTCAGGTTGTTATGCTATGAAAGGAAACTATACTCGTTACCCTGCAATTAAAGCGGCCCAATATGTAAGACTTGAAGCGCTAAAAGATAAGCGCTGGATCGCGGCCATGGTTGCGCAAGTTATGAGACAGAAATTTTTTAGATGGCACGACGCCGGCGATATACAAAGCCCGGAACACCTTCAAAAGATTTTTAGAGTTTGCGAGCTTACGCCGGAGGTGAAGCATTGGATGCCCACGCGCGAGGCTCAATTCTTAAAAAATATAGATCCGGAAACCGTTCCAAAAAATTTAATTATCCGGATGTCTTCTCACATGGTGGATCAGGGCCCGGTGACCTTCTGGCCGTGGACGTCTACAGTTACAAGTGAAGCAGCTGGAGCCAGTTGCCCCGCTCCGACTCAGGGCGGCAAATGTGGCGATTGCAGGAGCTGCTGGAACCGGTCCACGCCTAACGTAAGTTACGGCAAGCATTAAACCTAGTTTAGAACGATTCTAATGTACAAGTATAAGTATAATATAAATATAAATGAACAAGCGAATGCTCAGGCGAAATCAAATAATAATAGAATAAATGAACAAGCGAATGCACAGGCGCAAGCGCTACCCGTCCGCCGGTTCGTTAAGTAACAAGCGTTGAATGTGTTCCCAGTCGTCCTGGGCCAAACAAGGCGTTTCGCGGTGATCGATTAGTAGTCCGTGGATCGCGGAGCTCTGATATAGCTTAACGGTCAAATGGTTTTGACGTCTACCCGAGGCTCTCGGGGCGTGTTGGCAGAGAATAAAGTTACGTTTTGGACGAGTCATTGCCCAGAGTTTTTGATGCGGACTAAAGGATATTTTTGGGCTATGTGCGATCTTTAATTCCAACATAAAAAATCCACAAGAATCATTATAACCCAGTAAATCCGGGAGTCCTTGACTACTTAAGCCACTTGAAGCTTCAAGTCTAGTCCAGTTTATTTTCGGAGTTTTCTTTTTTACTAAAGCCCAAAGCTTTGATTCTGGTTTCACTTTTTGAGTCGTACACCTTCTTGATTGCGTGTTGAGATAATGAGCTAATTGGATCAAATTTCATAGAGTCACCTGTACCCATAAATAGCAATGTTAGCAGTATTTTAAACATAATTGACTTATAAATAATTGTACGATAAAGTCAAGTAATGGCTCTTCCAGCGAAATTAACAGATAAACAGAAAAAGTTTGCAGAACTTTTAGTGTATAATGAAGGTCGCAAGAGTCCTGGCGAGTGTGCAAATGAAGCTGGATATACAAGTAGACCTAGACAATCCGCATCAGAATTAAAGAATCCTAAAATATATCCTTTAGTAGCAAAATACATAGGAGAATTAAGATCTGAAGTTCAAGAAAAATATGGCATAACATTTGAAAAACATATTACAGAACTTGCCAAGATAAGAGATGAAGCTAGATCTAAAGGTCAGAATTCAGCAGCTATAAATGCAGAGGTTGCTAGAGGTAAAGCGGGTGGATTATATATAGATCAAAAGTTAATTATGACTGGAAGTTTAGATAATCTTTCAGAGAAAGAAATAGAATTTAAAATGAAGCAAATATTAGAAGATCACAAAGAATTAATTAATGCAATAGATGTTACACCAGAGGAACAAAAATCTTCTTCTTCTCCTTCAAAGGCTTTAATTGACCCTGAGGATCAGGACCACGAAGAGGAGGAATCTCCTTCCACTTCACATTAGGCATATTCTTTGTAAGAGTTGGGTTTTTCTTTTTTTTCATATAGTTAACTTTTCCATTTTTATTATACACCCTTTAGGAAATACATTTCTATCAGAAAATAACTCATCTCCCTGTTCATAGGAAGCAAAGGTTCTAATATTCTTTTTATCTTTAGAAAACAAATAAGCCTGGGTAACCATAATACTAGCATCAAACTTGTTAAACTCTTCCACAGTTGCATGACCTGAATCTCCGGTAATATCTGCCCAAACAATTTTGTAGAAGAAATACTTCTTATTTTTAATAACAACGTTTCTATATTTGGATTTTTTAGGGGTTCTAGGCATATCTGTTTGTACTATAAGAGAAATATTAGGGCAATTTTTATTTTAATTAAAAATGAAAAAATTAATTGGCGTTTACGCATTAGTGTGCCATAGCTAAATCGACTACTATTCAACAATACTGTCATTTGTGCCATGGTGTGCCACCATAAAAAACTCCAATGGCACAGCTACTATTCAACAGTATCAACACTAATAGCTCAAAAACACCCTCTGTGCCACTGTGCCATGACTATTATTTTTTATTTTTAAAAAAAATAAATGCTCTAATATTTCTCTTATACGTGGAACATAGTGACATTATTGCAACAGTGTTGCATTTATATCACTATTAAATGTGTATTTTCTTATCTTTTTCTGCAATCCATCTTTTTATATCTTCAGCTTTCAATACTATTCTTACAGGTTCAGGACTTCCTACAAGTTTACTCTCTTGTACTTCGATCCTTCTAATTTCCTCTAAGTGTCCACTTTGGGTTTCTATATAGATATGACAATCCGATAGATTTGTTCCTTTCATATCATTGGTAAATTTACCAAGATATTGTTGTAGGTCTCTTACTCTCATGCTCATAGTTTTCTCCTTTGGTTAGTCTTTGGGTTTAATTTCATCATGATATTGACCTACTTTTTTTAAAAATAAGTGCATGTACTTTTTAAATTCTAATCCCTGTACGATAAATTCTTGATAGAATAAATCTTTAGTACATATCATGACGACACCTTTAGTGATGTTCGTTTTGTAAACAAAATTGTGCGCCATCGCATATCCTGCTAATTGCAAAAAATAATCTTCAATCCATTCTCTCTTTTTTAATTTATTACTTTGTTTAAAGTCACAGATCGCCATTTCTCCTTTGTGCATAGCTACTAAATCTGTAGCTCCTGCATACAATCCAGGGTAATAGAGGCAAGCCTCCAATCCGTAATACTCTGAAACATTACATAATCCTTGTTCTATAACTCTTATAGCCATGTTATGTGCTTCTCTACCAACTGTTGTAAGATCAATATATCCATCTTTTAAAATATATTTCTCTAGAATTTTGTGCATCGCCGTTCCGCGCGCCCCTGCCGTATCCACGATCCGCGCTGCTTCATCCTCTCCTACTCGTTGTCTCCACGCGGCCAGTGAAGCTTGTTTATCGGCTGACTGAGTCGCTGACAATATAGTAGTAACCGAGGGTAGTTTTTCGTTCTTAACAGCGTAGTGTCGTTTACCGTTGATCACCTCTCTCATAGATTTAGGATATATAAATTTATTGTTGTGTTTCATTTTTACTATTTAATTCATTAATTTTTTTTACTAATTTTTTAACTTCAGTTAAAAGAATAGTGTTGTCGTGGACCAGGTCTCTTATCTCCTTAGTTTGTAGATCTATAATTTTAGTTAAATCAAGATCGCCTCTATCGTCTTTTAATAATTTTTCTGGCATTACATTACCATTACTATCTCTTACAACATCAGCGTTCTTATCTTCTTCTTCGGTTGTCATAGGTATTAATTTTTCTTTAGTCATAGTAAGCCTCCTCTAGTTTTTCTTTATCTATATTATATTTTTTAATTAACTTATCATATAAGCCATACTTACTCTTCTCTCTACATTTTTTAATTAAGTTTAATAACTTAAATGTAAACATTGTTTTACTTTTTTCCATCTTTCTCCTTTTTATAGTTAACAAAATGTTTAGTATTATCCGCGTTCAACGCGTCGTTATCCACTGGCACAGTACCGCCGTGAATTCTTATTTCATCCTTCCAAAATTCTACCTTCTCAAGTAGTTCTTTTTCAAAGGCTTCTTTTTCTTTATAATTTTTAAAATTATCTATGGTCATATAACTCCATTCTCTCTTAATGATTCTGGTGATAAAATTTCTATTTCACCCTCCGAGTCACATGTAGAACATTGAATAGTTATCTTTTCAACTTCTGACGTATCTTTCCAAATACGTCTGTATCCATTGCCTTGGCAATCAGGACAAGGTTCTTTATGCTTTACCATTTTTATATCCTTGTTTTTTAGTTTCTTTTTTTGTTATGCTTTCTATTGTTTTACTAATTGTTAAATCAGCATCAGTTATCTTACCCTTACTTAACCAAGATAAAAGATTATATGTTTCTATTGAAACTGATACAGACTTAAAATACTTTGGATTTGCCATTTTGTTTCCTTTCTGTGGGTTGTTGACCTAATTCAACAAAGATTTTCCACTGATCTCTGTTTTGCATTCCACACATATCAAATTTTTCCATAGCATCATCTGCATACTTTGCATCAATAAATAAGTTAAAATTAAATAATGTATTATGAAATACATATACACTGTGGTCTAATGTTTTAGCTTTTTCTTTTTTTTTATATTTTATTTTTTTCATATTTCCTTTCTATTGTTAGTTATTCTTATAATAATATAGGAATTTATAATATTAAAACAAGGGGTTGTCAAGATTATTTTTTTAGGGTATATTAAAGACCTCTTCTCACACCTTTTGTTTGCCGTGAGCTATCATAGCTCCGGCAGACAATTTACACTTCAGGGTTGTACATAGTATATTTCAATGTAAGTTCTTCATCTTTCTTAATATCTACTAAAGTCTTTAAATGCCATTCCTGGTCTAAATCTATTTTTTTACAATTAGGTTTTAACGAGTGATTTATGAATCCACCTAATGGAGTTCTTATTAAAAGTTCACCATAAGAAAAATGTGTCATTCCAAGATCAGTATTTTTAGCAATAGTTTTTACCGCAAACAAACCTAAGCCTTCTATGTTGCTTTTTTTAATAGTTAAAGAATCTGGTAAAGGTTTATAATTCATTTAACTAACTAAATTAGGTCTACATTTAAAATTTACTACAATTCTTTCATTATTAACTCTATCAGCTCCAAGTTTGTTTAAAGCATCAAAGCTACGTAAGTAACCCACGGTTGCACAATCAAAATGACTGTCATATAAGTAATCTTGTTCTAAAGGTGGCAAACATGTGGCATACATCTGCGAACAGATTGTCATTATTAATGTAAATTTCATCTTGGTTCATCGCCTCCGCAAATATATCCTATAACTCTTTCATCTTTGTAAACATGATATTCAAGAC